ATTTGACTGCACTTGAGAAGCTGATATAGTAATTACATCGCTAGATTCGCTTAAACTAATATTCGATCCCGGGGCTAAAGTTACATTTCCTAAAACATTATTGTTAGTAGCTAACAAATTAATATCTATGTTTGAGCCGCTTACTGTAGCACTTAAATCATCAGCCATATTTGGGGAACTAATATCCCCAGTTGAAGTTATTGTTCCACCAATCGTGGCATTCCCATCAACATTTAAGTCGCCTGAAAAATCGCCATTTTGTGCATATATATTTCTCCATCGCAGGCTCGGAGCACCTAAATCATGCTGAATATTTCCGGCCGGAAGAATATCACTAAAGACTTTTCCATTCATTGTAATTGTATCTGAAGTTGAGTCTCCTAAAACTACATTTCCATCTACCTCCAAGTTTCCTTCTATATCTGCACCCCCCGCAAGATATAAGTTCCTCCATCTTTTACTAGTATTCCCCAAATCTTTTGTATTATTTGTATTTGGAGTCCAGTCTTTATTTACCTCCCAAGAATCAAAACTACTTCTGTAAAGAATAAAAGGATAATTTGTAAAAGTTCCTACAATTATTCCTCCATTATTTGCTAAAGATGCTGTGGTTGCTTCTGCTGCTAATTGAATTGCAATATCATCGATTTCAACAACCGTACTGTTTATAGTAGTAGTTGTTCCATCAACTTGAAGGTTTCCTGCGATAACGACAGTACCTGTATCATTTCCGTGAGTAGCAGGGTCAATTGTAAAACTTGCAGGCCCTCGTAAATAGCCTGTAAGCTCAAGATTTCTCATTTGAGCATCTATATACTCACCATCAAAATTAAAAGTATTACTATTTGGATTACCAATAGCGACTTCATATTTTAAAGTGTCTTCGTCACAGCCTAACCAAAAGCCCGTTCCTACATCATATGCAGTTTTACCCCCTGAAAAAGCTCCTGCACCTTGAATATCTATACCTCCTCCGGGAGTATAGACATCTATGCCCATATTTATGGCACGCTCTACATCAACCTGTCGTTCATCATCGCTTCCAGGGCCTGCACCATCAGCTTGCCCTGCTTTAGTATTTAACCAAACTTGAGTATTTATTGAATTATTAGGCATACTATTATTCTCTTTCTACAAATGCTATTACTGCGTCTTTTGCGTAGTCTGGGCGATAAGAGCTTCTATATAAATTAGTTACAGATATTGCGTCTTGAAATGCTGCATCTATTAAAATTTCTGTATCTGAATTTATTGCTAAAACTTTTACGGCCGAACTAGGAGTAGGAATTGCTGCCGCCGAAGCCGCATTAGATAAACTTATAAAATCTCCTATTTGAACTTCCGTAGTAAATAACGTATTTGTACCTGTTAATGTCGTAGAATTTGCAGCAATATTAGCGCTTCCTGTAATTGGCGTATAAGTTAAATTTATAGGGTTGGTTCCGTTACCTATATCCCTCCAAAGCCCTCCTGCAGTAGGATGAAGATCTGTATCATAATACGCTAAGAATATTTTTGGAGCACTGTGATCAAAAATTATATATAATTCTCTATCGTCCCCGTCCGCTACTCCCGATAAGGTTACTACTCCGTTTCCAGAAGCTTCTGTAATTGTTGCATAACTACTTGGAGATCCATAACTTGCGAGCTCTGCATCAAAAGAATCAAAAGTCCAAACCTCATAACCTTCTTGACCTTGAATTGTTTCTCCCTGCAAAGCATACACTGACCATTCTAGAGTTAATTGTCCAACCGTATAAGAGTTTGGACCTTCTTCAAGGTCTCCTTTTTTATACTCTTCTCCATTAAATACAAGAGTATCTGATACATTTAACCCAAATCTTGAGTATATTGGAGGATCTCCTAGCCTTTCTCCATTCCACACCCAAGTTTGACTTTTCCAGCCATTAGAAATATAATTAATATTAGTATTAGTTACTTTTATCTCTAGAAGATAATAATCTCCTGCTGCAATATTTGTAACGATAGGCATATTTATATTCCCGCTCCAGTACCCAAGACCAGTATTTGAAGAGCCCCATCTGTTTGTTACTTGGTACAAATTAGTTGTAGAAGCTGCTATCGCCGATTCACTTTTAATTCTTCCTTCAGTATTTGAATGAGCCCACACCGGAAGACCGTGAATTCGTTCGATACTATCATCAATTACTCCTATTGGGTCTCCATTTTCATCAAGAGCTTCTCCATAGTCTAAAGTAAAAGTTACCCATTCAGAAACATTTTGTTTAGGAGAGACAGTTCTTACTTTGAAACTATACTTTCCTTGAGGAACATCCTTAAAAGTTATAGAAGTATCTCCAACTAATTTTATAGTAACTTCATCCTCGAACAGATTTGGACTCGCAGAAACTTCATAGGCTGCAATATATATTGTATCAGGAGGATCCCATTGAAGCTGAAACTCTTTAAATAACTCTGCTACATTATCTGAAAAAGGTTTAATTCTTAAGTTTATAGGAGGAGGAACTTCTTCAGGCTCCACTTCTGGAAAAATACTTGGAGGAATATTTCCAAGTTCATAGTCCGTATCTACAGCATCAAATTTTGCATTTGAGTGCTCTACTGCTTGTATTGAATATATATTTTTTTCATCCTGTGCAACTGTGATAACTTTATATATCTTTTCTGAGCCTAGAACGGTTTCTCCACTAGCTGCTGTTTCAAATAAAGACCACACAGAACCGTCTGCAACATTATCCTCAAATATTTCTCCCGAGGCTAGAGTGACTATATCTTCATGTAAGAAAGCTCCAGCAGATGCGGGATTATCAATAGGGTATTGACGAACGTGAGTATACTTTTTCCAAGTAACTGCAAGCAAATCTTCGCTAGTAGTATCTTTAAAAGCATTTGATGCTTTTTCTTCTGTGTCTAAGGTTGCTAATACATAGGCTCCTCCTGCTGTTCTAATATATGCTTCCGGTATGTAATCACCTTTTGAATATGTAGTACCATTTATAGTTACAGGGTCATATCCTACATAAGTAGCTGCAGGCTTACTAAACATAACATTTAAATAATAGGTAGAATTACCGTTAAAACGAACTTGTCGATCAAAAGTTAAAGTAGTTAAAGTCGAAGTACTAACTCGTCCACTATAAATTACATTTTGTCGAGAGGCGTCTTGTACTCCAATAATATCTCCAGGACGAACATAGTTTCCTTGTAAGCCGGTTTGAAATATAACTATTTCTTTTTGGTTTTGTGCCGTCCATAACTTCCATTTTGCATAACGTATAGCTTGACTTTCTGAAGTACATCCGAAAGCGTTTGCACTTTTATTAATTACTTTTCCTTGCTTAACAATAGCAACAGGGTCTTCATACATTACAGGAGTTAAAGAATAGTTCGTTTTAGGATCATTAAAGTAAACTATGAATTGATTCGGCCTTAATTTTGCTGGAGTTGTTTGGTATGCAAATTTTCCGTCTATAACGTTACTTTTTGTAAATGTATGAATTGAATTTCCAGGAGCGTCTTGTAACAACGTAAGATGCCCGTCCATCCAATACAAAATAGAAGTAAAGGCACTTGCTACATCTTTTATAACTTTATATACTGCCTCTGCTTTGGTAAGATATAAATTCATTCTAAATCTAGGCTCATACCGAACACCTGTAGAGGTAGTTCCTGTAGGTCCTGGCTGTAAAACTCGTATTAAATCTCCTACAGCATACGTAACCCCTGTAGTTCTTGCCATATCATTCCATTGAGTTTGCGAAGATACGTTTCTTATCTCATAAAATTCGTCTACTTCAAAAAGTGCAGCATTAATTTCTTCACTTGCGGGAACTAACTCATCGCAGTACTTTGCAATTCTATATAAAGCATACTTATCTACTACTGATGAATCGATCCAAGTACCTGCTCCGTATCTTCCATTTGTTATCAGGTCATAAAAAATCCACGCAGGATTATCAGTATAAACATTATCTACAAATGTGCCATCCCAAAAACCTTGATATTTTGCTAATCCTGTATCAGAATACTCACGAGGAGTGTAAGTTGAAGGTACTTTTATTAGCCTGCCTTTTACATCAAAACTTCTTTTAGGTGCAGTTTTAAATTGTCGAGATGAAAATACTGAATTGATTAAAGCGCTATTTGGATATGTGAGTTTATCTTGAAAAGTTGCTCCAAGATTCGTGATTTGAGCAGTGGCTAAAACTTGCCAATACTTTGTGTCTTTATTTGCCCTGGTACCATCGGCCTTCATAGTAGCGCCACGATGTCTAGTATACCTATAAAAATGAATTTGAAAACTTGTAAAAGGCCCGTATAAATTTCTAAACTGATGAAGATCTACTTCATGAGTAAAAAGTAGAGGGCCCTGTCGCCTGCCTCTGTGCATTAAGCTGTCAGGATATAAATTAATTGTATTTCTTGGTGTACTACTACCGCCTGTATAAAGCTCTAAAATAACATTATACATTGCTGTCATGTAGTAATAATTTGGAGATCCATCGCCTCCAAAATATATTAAACCTTGGGGATAAAGTATATCAAATTGTATGGTATCTGCTAGATCAATTTGTACTCCCGAAAGTCCAAAATCTGAAGGTCCAAAATCTACAGAGAATCTTTCAGTATCATCATAGGGTATCTCTTCTCCACGCTGTTCATCTAAGTGTTGAGGTTCAATGGGCTGTGTTACTAGTCCGACATGATTTGCAGGAAGATTTCCCATTTCACGGTAATCAAACATTCGAATTTGTTGTGCATTATTTGGAGGCCCAATAACAGCTACAGAACCTCCTACATTTTGAATTCGGGGCAAAGCATATTGATCCACAGTTCCAAAAGTTTCTTGTACTATTAAGTCATCTATTTTACCTATAAAACTACCGCTAGATAAAGTTGTATCTACATTTGTTCCGGTAGCTACCGCTGAATTAAAAGTATGAGAGTCAGTAAGCCAAAATAGCGAAGACTGAGCAGGAGGAGTACTTCCTGATACTGTAACTTGTCTTGCTGTCGTATTTAAATTAGTAATTTCTCTATTTTCAATAATTGTAATATAAGCTATAGTTGTGTTTACTACTATATTATCATACATTCCCTTGGATAGGCTATTTAATGCGACCTCCATAGAAGCATTTGCACTATCTATAACCGATAAAGTTCCTTGAAAACTAAATCTTTTTATGCTTCCCGTAGAAAAAAGTACGGTTAAAGCTGCTATTCTAGAAAAAGTACTACTACTCGTAGAATTAAAGACCGAAGAAGAAAAATTAAAAGGGCTAGGAGTGCTACTATTTGTTTGCAGCCCGAAGGTCATTCCTGAGTTACTACTACTTTTTGAAGTTATACTAACAGTAAATCTTTTATGAGGTACTGTAATAAGCTCTCTTCCTTGACCCATCGTAAAGTCTGCATTAAAATTTACATCATTATCAAAAGTCCCAGTATTACTACTACCATTAAAAGTGACTTCTGCAGTTACTCTTTTGGGCCTATAAGCTGCGTATTTTCCCTCTTCTCCAGGATTATCATCAAAATAAACGGAGTTAGCGCCATCTACCAAGCCCCAAATAGGTCCTTCACTTACTAGGTCAGTATAAGAAATATTTTGATACTCGCCTCCGTATTGAGTACCAACCGCTGCGTCTCTTGCTTCATCCCCAGAATTTGTTTGTGATAACCAACTCATAATATTTTCTCTCTATAAACTCATTTCTGTTACTGATGCTATTGTTGCTGTAAATTTTGCTGCATTTGCTTGTCTAGAAGTACCACCTTTTGCCCCTAGCATATTATCTGTACATGCTGCATTTTTCGAAATTATTGCATTGCTTGCACGTATATCAAAACTAATAGGCTTCCCGGGGATTCTCATTCGCCCATATAAAACAGGAATAGGATCCCCTTCTCGTATAATTTGTGCAGTTCCTTGATAAATATAGTCAGGTTCTGCGTCTCTTGCATCTGCTGCGGGATCGGGCGCTAATAAATCTACGATTCCGCTAAAAATCATAGACATACCTGGTTTGACTAAAAATTGAGCCCCGGGTACTAGCAGACCAACCACTACTAAAATAGCTCCTACAATAGATTTTATGAATTTTTTAATTCCGCCAGCAGGAACAGGGGTTATGATCATATCCCCTTCCCCGTAGTTTAGAAAAAGCTCTTTTTCATCTAAAGCAACATTATTAACTTTGCAGATAAATTCAATTTGCTTTCGATCACACTCTAATAGATATTCATTAAAATTATTGAAGTTTGCATTAAAACATCTTATTACATCTCCAAACGAAGAAGCCTCGATGTAAGTTTCATGGCCAAATTTTTCACCTAACTCTCCTTCAAATATTACTTTTCTTTTCATTTTGTACTCCTATTTTTAAAGCGGGTAGTAATATATTTAATTCCATACTTGGATAAGAGTAAATATAGTATGGTAAATTCATTACATTACATGTATCTATATCGGATTCTGAAGCGGTATTTGAAGCATTTATATGGCTGTGTACAATAGCTGCTACTTTATACTTTCGCAAAATATTAAAATATTCTTCTGGACAGAAACAAAATAAATCATTGTCTAGAGAAATATTTTTACATTCTATAAAATTAAATGTGTCTGTAAAAACTCCACAAGCTTCTTTTGGGGCCCAAGCTTTAAAGTGATTTTTTAATTGAATCATCTAAATTTTTGCGCTCCCGGGAAGCCCCCAAAAGGCAAAGGTTCTGCAGAATTTCTATACGTTTCATTGTCCGGTATTAGACTGCCTGCTGCGACCGGCGAGTGACTCGATACTATGTTATGTCTTGTTTGAAATCTAACCTTACAAGAACTTAATTTTTTTCCACAAATATCTAATCGCTTCCAGTATGTAGGATATTTTTCTGGCTGTCTTCCAGAATTTGTAATAACACACTCGTAAAATTGCCAGCCATTAGTGTCAGGGTTTACTCTTTTTACTTTGTCTCCAATACCTGTTCCATTTGTTTGTGCACTTTCATAAGTGGTAGCAGTGGCCCAAGTGCCATAGCCGCTAGTTGCAGGATCTGTTGCAATTAATCTATCGTTCTCATCAATCCAAAGACTAAAAGCATTTGCAGGAACAGGACAACCTCCTCTACCATGAAGAAGCCCTTGGTACTCCCAAGCACAATACTTTCCCACAGCAAATCGTGCAGGAATAGTAAGTCCCTCCATATCTGCAGGACTTACTAACTCATATTGTATAAATATATTATCTTCTTGAGTTACTTTTTCTATATAGTAAGTTCCTTTTGGAAATTCTGTAGGAAGTTGAGGAGTGTCCCCTACTCTAAAAGTATGTTTTAGTAAAGTACTTCTATAAACTACTTTTGCAGTTGTCAAATCATCTGCTGTAAAAAATCCTTCTGCTTCAAGAATATTGTATACTGTCTGCTCATCTTCTACTCCGTTAGCATTATTTCCTCTTCCTGCTAGTTGAGGAATATTTGCCATTTTTAGTGTAGGACGATTTAAAGAGCCTTCTGTTTGATGCTCAATACCCTGAATTTCAATTGGAAACGCTTCATACTCATTTAATATAGAACCCGTTTCATTTGGAAAATAGATATTTTCTCCTATTGTTCCAGTGTCATAGTCTAAGCCATTATGTAAATAAAGAATAGTACCACTTGGTAGAGTTACTTCAAATAACTCTACCAAAGAGTCGTCTAAGGACTGTTGCTGAGACTGTTTTATAGCAATATAAGGATCTTGCTGAACTGTAAAAGAAGACGTCTGTATTAAGGTAGCTGTTCCACCCGTAGTTGAGGGGCTAGCTGAACCATTTACAAACTGAGGAGTTGTATTAAAGTGAAATAAACTAAGATAATATGTGCCTGTTGGACAAGTTTGAGAAGGCCTAATAGTAATTGTAGTTCCATTTTTTGGTCCAGTTAAAAGACCTGATCGACGACTAAAGGAGTCGATAGGTACGTTTTGAAGTGCATTCGCATCCGTAGTAAGTTTCCAATAAAACTGTTCGGGGCCTCCTACAGGGCCATCATAAGAACCAGTATCGTAAGTACCATCTAAAAAGGGCTCCAAATCCTCTGGCATTGTTATTTCTACATCTTCAACACCTCCAGGACCTACAATACCCGGTAGGCCTGTAAATCCAAAAGCATCTGGAAGAATTAAAAGTCTAGCGGACAACTGGGCGTGCGGAATTATAGGTGATGTAAGTCCAGGCTTAACTTCAGTATACCAAAACCATCTAGCATAATAATCCGTATTATCAGTGGCAGTAAGCGTCCAAGTTGTGTCTAACCCCGGAGATCCTGTTGCATCGGGATCATTTAGTCCGGTATCATTATTTGGTGCTGCAATATACCTTATTTCACCAGCATCCGCAGTATTTGAACCTGTATATACTGTACGAATATTTACAGTATCTCCAGTTTTTATAATTACGGTATAGTTAGAGGAAGCATCTGCAATAGGAGGATGATACCCATAAGTATTTGCGGGTACATCATCAACTTCAAGATAGTAATTAAAAATAGCCATATTAAGTAGTACTTCTAGGAGTATAAATTCTAGCTAGTTGAGCAGTCAAAGTATGATATTGGTCATAGTCATATGTAATACTATAGCTTTTAGGTCTTACATACATAATTTCTATACCAGTTCTATTTGGTACTCGTATTTCAAATTCTTTTGCGGAACGCACATCTAAAAAATCTGCAATAAGATTAATTTCTGCCGCTGTTCTATTTTTAAAATTTGCAGTGAAAGCATCGTTTTTAGTGTTAACTCCATCTCCTAATGTTTGATCATAACCATCTCCAAATTGAGCAGTTAAAACTCTATGTTGAACATTACGTCCAAATCCTCGGTCAAAAGTTATAAATGTTTCTGCTGCTGGAGTTCCTGTTGCTAGTGCGTCTTGCGGAATTACCATTACGAATTTGTTTCCGTAAGAGCTCCCCGATTGACCATAGCTGCCTGCGTCAACAGTCCAAGCAGGAATAGAAGAATTATAAACATAAGTAATTCCATTAAATGTAACGGAATCTCCGTTACTTGGGTTATTTGGAAAATCATATGACATTCATATCTCCTATTAGGTTAGTGTAAATCTACCCAAGCTCCGTTTGCGTATCCTTGGAACTTATGTGTAGTTGAATTATAAACTAAATCACCATTTACTGCAGTAAGAGCATTTCTTTCCGTAGTGGTATAATTTGTCGCATGAGCAGTAGGACTCGTTGTATAAATTTTACCTGCCATTGCGGAATGATTTTGACAAACATAATAAAGAGTATCGGGAGCATTCATCGGAACAGTATATTTTAAAGTTCCCAACTGCGCTCCATTGTTTATTACTCCATCTGAAGTTCCTAAAACATTTGAAGCATTATATGCTCCAGAAGAAGTTTGAAACCAAATAGGATGGCCATTTGATAGTGAAAAATCTGCAACTTGAAGTGTGTTGGTGGTGAAAGTAGTAGTAGTAGATGAGGATGTACGCACTATACCCGACAAAAAGAGTAATCTATATTTTCCTGCTGCAGTTATAGTATGTTGTTGATAGCCCGATCCGTCTGTTGCGGTTGTCGGAGGTAAAGCTATAGCCGTATTATTTGTATAATCTAAAAGATACTGTGTAGGCCTACTGCTTAGTATAGTCTGACCTGGATTACCTGTTGTAGACTCCCAATAGTACCTTAGAACAGTATTTGCATCTGCTTCAAACTCATTTGAAACTGCATAGCCTTCTCTTGTGACGTCATAATTAAGATTGCCTCCAGTAACACTGGTAGTAAGGACTAGTCGGAGCAGATTAGCTATAGAAGCATGTGTTGAAGGAGCAATGTCTATAATAGCAGTACCACTCGAACTTCCTTGAGGATTCGCGCTAGTAGGTATACCTGTATTTAATCCAAATATTGTACTATCTTGAAAATCTGTATAAAGATTCCAAGAAGTGGATTCTACGGGTATTGGATCCTCTCCAATCGATGTATTTAGATAATATGTAAAACCTTTTTGTAAATATAAAGTTGGATTATCTGTAGAAGAAGTAAATCCAGGCCCCGTAAAAGAAAATGCAGTGGTAGAATTAGGAGTAATTTTGAATTCTGTTTGAGTACCTTCTGCAGTAACATCATTTGTATATATAATACCAGCCATTGAAGAGCTATTTTGACTAACATAGTACACAGTATCAGGAGCATTCATTGGAACTTCATAACTTAAAGTTCCCTGAGACGCTCCATTATTTGTTATGCCATCCGCAGTTCCAAGTACATTTGCTGCATTATATGCGCCAGGGGAAGTTTGAAGCCAAAGAGGATGCCCATTTGACAATGCAAGATTGGACATCGTCATTGAAAAAGTGTAGTCTGCAGAAGAAAATCCTCCAGACGCTCGCTTTCCTCCACTTGCCATAAATATACGGTAAGTACCTGCCTGAGAAATTGTAAAAGTTTTACTTCCAGATGAATTCAGTGCACTACTACTACTTAATCTATTGAATAAAATCGTATACGAAGAATTTGTATAGTCTATAAGACTTATTGCATTTACGGACTCATAGTTAGAGTTATGTCCTGAAGAACTTACATCAAAAGTTAGGACTACTCCGGCCGAAACTGTAAATTCATTTGAATACGCATAGCCTCGACGAGTATGTGTTCCGCTTTGCTGTCCTTGAGAAAAAGTGGTTGTAACATTTATACCAGGGTTACCACTTACTGTGGTATACTGAGCGCTTCCTGTTATTGGATTCAATAATGTTGCACTTCCATCACTTATTCCTGTAGCTTCTCCAAATAGTGTAGTGTAGTTACCAAATTGAGAGCCTGAAGCAGTCCAGTGTGTATTTGCTAAAGGAAGACTTTCGTCAAACATATCAAAATGATATGTTAAACCTTTTTGCAGGTTTAAACTGGGGTTGCTTCTAGCTGTACTAAATCCTGCTCCATCGAACTCAAATGCTGTAGATGTGCTATTTGGCGCAGTATTAAATCTCAACTCTGCGGCGCCAGTAGCCCCGGTAGCACCATCTTGCCCAGCAGCACCATCAGCACCTCTTATATCTCCTGTAGTAAATTGAAGCCCGTCTGATGATGTAAAAGTAACTACCCCTGTAGCGCCATCATATGTTCCGCCACTCCAGCCGTCTCCATCAGTACCTGCAGGTCCTTGTGCGCCTTGAGGACCTGTAGCATTTCCAGCATTTATAGTTGAGCTATCCACAAGTGTAAGTATTAAATCATCGTTTCCGTCAATAGTTACTGAAGAAATACCTCTATTTCCATCACCTCGTAAATCACTAGTGGTAAATCCTATTCCATCTGCAGAAGTAAAAGTAACTATACCTGTGGAAGAATTATAGGTTCCTCCATTAAAACCGTCTCCTGTAAGACCAGCAGGACCTTGGACTCCTTGAGGTCCTGCAATACCTTGGGGCCCTATTTGACCTGTAGCTCCAGTTTGCCCTGTTACTCCTTGTAAACCTTGGGGTCCAGTTGGTCCAATAACACTTCCTGCGTTAATATTTGTATTATCGGCCAGTGAAAGAATTAAATCATTACTTGAGTTTACAGTTGCGGAAGAAATACCTCTATTCCCATCACCTCTTAAATCTCCTGTAATAAAACCAATTCCATCATTAGAGCTAAATGTTACAATACCTGTAGAAGAACTGTAAGCTCCTCCAGTAAATCCATCTCCTGTAGGTCCTTGAGGTCCTGTTTGACCCGTAGCTCCAGTAGCCCCTTGTGGGCCTGTATTACCACTTTGACCGTTTGTACCTGCAGGCCCTTGAGCTCCTTGAGGCCCTTGAGCTCCTCGAACATCTCCAGTACTAAATCCAATTCCATCATTAGACGTAAATGTTATAACACCGTTAGAAGAATTGTATGTTCCTCCAGTAAATCCATCCCCATCAGTACCTGCAAGTCCTTGTGCACCTGTACTTCCAGCTGGTCCCGCAGGTCCAGTAGAACCTGTCTGTCCTGGAAATCCTCTTTCTCCTCCCGCTCCAGTAGGGCCCGCGGGTCCATTTGCTCCTGCGGGTCCTTGAGGACCAATTCCTCCCTGAGCACCGTCTGCACCATCGGCACCATCTGCACCAGCAGCGCCTGTAGGTCCGGCAGGTCCGGCAGGTCCATTTGCTCCTACAGGGCCTTGAGGTCCAGTAGCTCCTTGTGGGCCCTCATCTCCTTCCGGTCCAGCAGGCCCCGTAGGTCCAGCAGGTCCAGTATTTCCAGCGGGGCCGGCAGGACCTTGCGGGCCTGTATTTCCATCTGCACCAGTAGCGCCTGTAGGTCCGGCAGGTCCATCAAATCCTTGAAGTCCTCTAGGTCCTTGAGGTCCTGTATTTCCATCAGCTCCATCAGCACCATCGGCACCATCTGCACCAGCAGCGCCGGTGGGTCCTTGAGGTCCTTGAGGTCCTTGAGGTCCCGTAGGTCCGGTTAGTCCTATAGGTCCAGTAGCGCCTGTTTGGCCCGCAATTCCACTATTTCCCGTAGGCCCTTGAGGTCCCGTGCTTCCATCTGCGCCATCAGGGCCTTGAAGTCCTGCGGGTCCGGTTTGGCCGGTCGGTCCTTGAGGTCCTTGAGGTCCATCATCTCCTGTGGGGCCTTGGGGTCCAGCAGGTCCAGTTAGTCCTATAGAACCTTGAGGTCCTGTCGCTCCAATTGGTCCTGCTGGTCCATCATTACCATGTGTTCCTGATGGTCCTACAGCACCGGTGGGCCCTGTGGGTCCTATAAGACCTTGAGGTCCTGCGGGTCCATCATCTCCTGTGGGGCCTTGGGGTCCAGTAGCTCCTGCGGGTCCTGCTGCTCCTGTAGCACCTGTGCTGCCCTGTGGACCTTGAGGCCCCCCACTTCCTGGGGGTCCAGTGGGTCCGTCAGCTCCTTGAGGACCTACTGTTCCAGTGTTGCCTTGAGGTCCACTAACTCCAGAAGGACCAGCAGGGCCCGTGGCTCCTTGTGGTCCTTGCGCACCCTGAGGCCCAGTATTACCTTGAGAGCCTGTACTTCCAGCTGGTCCTGATACACCTGTAGGCCCTGTAATTACCCATTGTGCACTACTACCATCATTATAATAAACATAAAGTCTAAGATTTACAGAATCAAACCAAAGATCTCCATTGCTTGGACTGAGTGGCGCTGTTGCTGATACTGTAGATGCCATTTATTATGCTCCGTACGGACTTAACATTCCGCCTGCTCTTCTTTGCTTTATTAATTCATCTTGAACTGCTGCACTTATTGCTCGTGCGAGATCTTTACCGTCTCTACGCGCACTTTCTTCAGATGTATCCGTATTACCATCAGAAGAAATATTTACAGTTATACCAATATTATTTTGTTGTCCTGAAGATCCTTTTATTTCTACAGGAATTTTATTTCCGTGAGGCAAAGGAACTACGGCTTCTTTGCCGTGTAATATAGCGGGGTATCCTGCTGAAGATCCATTAGCTATTCCACCTGCTCTATACCCTTTAGGAGGCTCCATAATACCGCCATATCTTGCGCCTAAGCCAAAGAAGCTGCCAACAGCTCCTAACAGATCCATGAAGCCGCCTCCGCCTCCGCCTGCTCCTCCGGCACCGCCTCCGCCGCCGAACATTCCGAAGATCTTTTGCAGCATAGGCATAAATTTCATAAACATTCCTATAATTCCGGTCCCTCCGTTTTCGCTGCTTCCAAGAATATCTTTTGCGAAAGCCATAAGGTTCATTCCGTCTGTGTCTTTTTTGTCTCCAAATAATCCTTTGAACCATCCAAATAAATTACTGGCTCCATCTCCTATTTTTCCAAAGAACTTTTGAACATATGTAAAAATATTTCCAAAGATTCCAGTTTCGTCCTGTCTCATATCGGTACCGGGTCCAGGAGGCCCATGAATACCTCTTGTCATATCTCGATCTATTTCTCCTCTCATGAACTTTTTTATAATCATAAAAGGATAAGTAATAATATACTTTAATTTTTCAAGAAGTCCCCCAGCACGGCCTTCGGCACTTGTTACATTTCCGCTTTGATATCCATCTGCTGCGTCACGAACTTGATTAGGATCGTTGTTATCAACCTTGCCTATGTACTTTCCTGTTCTAGCGTCATACAAGTGACTTCCCATCGTGCCGAAAAGTTTTTGGAATCCTTTTATAATTAAAGCAAAAGGAGCTGCTAATATTTTTAATATAAACTTCGCCACCTTTCCCTTACCGTCATCATCACCACCTTTTTCGCTCCCCATCATATCAACTACAGCACCTCCTATCATTTTTACGAGCTGTTGTGCATCGGTAAGCTGAGTAGCTTCTGCAATATCTCTAGCAATTTCTTTTGAGTTATTTACTACTACTGGCTCGGGCGTGTTTAAATCACAACACTGTACTTTTACTTGATTTTCTACAGTACTACTTAAAGCATTTTCAATTCCGGTAACAAGGTCTTTACCTTTTTCTTCTATTGCAGTACCTACATTTTTTGAAAGCTTTTCTTCTTTTAAGACTCTTTCCATTTTCTCTGCGGGATCTTCTTCTGGCCCAAATATTCCGTCCATAATTGCGTCTACAAGTATAGACTGAAGTTTTGCAACCATAGCATTTAAAAGAGTATCCGCAAAAGATTTTAAAGCTTGTTTAAAACTCATATCTCCAGAAATTAAACCAGAAAGTGCATTATTTAATCCATCACGAAATCCTGACTCAAAAGCATTTGCCATTTGTCCTTGTAAAGATAGATCGTCAAAGGCTTGCTTCATTTTATCTAAAGTTAAATCTACTGTTTCAAGAGCAGCATTTTTTGTAATTACGGCAGTTTCTCTGCC